ATGGTTAAAATTGATAAGAAATTATCAGAAAGAATTTCAAAAGAAGATTTTTTTGATTATCTTAATAAAACAAGAGAACGAGATAAGGTAATAGAAACTGTTTATCAATGTTCTGATAGAAATCTTGATTTGATTAATTTTCAAGATTGGATAACAAAACCATTAAGAGTTATTGAAAGAAATTTTTTCTCTATTGCTGAGAAGGATTTGATTTCTTGGTATCTTTATGAATATAAAGAAGAAAATATGAAAATTTATAAAGCAGGTACTAATAAAGAAGAAGTCATTGCAGAGATTTTAACTGATGATGATTTATGGGAATATCTTAATAGAGATGATATGGAATGTTGGAATATTGTTTATCCAGAACCAGAACTATCAGAAGAAACAAAGAAAATTTTTTAACTTTTTAAATGAAGGAGCAAATTAATGAAAAAGATTTTAGCAATTTTAAGTGTTATTTTAACAATGTGTATTTCAAGCGAAACATTGGCAAGACCTCATGGTTATCATCATGGTGGTTATCATCATGGTGGTTATCATCATGGTGGTTATCATCAAGTAGTTCATCATGGTCATCATCATGGTAGGGATTGGTTGTTACCATTAGGGATTGTATTAGGTTCTGCTATTACATATGGTGCTACAAGAGAAACTTATGTGCAACAACCTGTTTATGTTCAGCAACCAGTATATCAACCTCAACCAATTTATGTACAACAGCCTGTATATCGTTATCAAGGAAGTCCAGTAATCATTAGAGATACTAATTGCTATAGCTGTTACTAAAAGGTGGTTTTATGAAAAAATTTTTATTTAGTTTATTAACATTATTGGTTTTATCTGTAAATGCTTATGCAATTCCATGTGATTTTATTACTAACAATGATTTAAAATATATTTGTAAGGCTTTAAAAGAAAAATCAATGAATCAATGTAATTTTGTTGTTGATAATGATTTTAAATATGGTTGTTTAGCGGAAGTTACTAAAAGAAGTTCATATTGTGATTTTATTAAAGATAATGATTTGAAATATTTATGTAAAGTTAGGAGTGAATTATAGTGTTAAACATAAGAAATGAATATAAGCAAGCAATGCTTAATAAAAATGAAGATAGAGAAAGAGTATTAGGTAATCTTATTGCTCAAATGAAAAATAAAGAAATTGAATTAAGAGCAAAAAATAAAGAATTATCTGATGAAGATACTATTTCATTGATTCAGAAAATTATTAAGCAAAATACTGAAGCAAATGAAATGTTTGCAAAAGGTGGTAGAAATGATTTAATCGAACAAAATAATATTGAAATTAATATTCTTCAAGAATTTTTACCAAAACAGTTGACAGATGAAGAAATTAATGATATAATTAAATCAACAATTACTGATGTAAATGCTGTATCTATTAAAGATATGGGTAAAGTAATTGGTCAGATTAAATCAAAATATGCTGGACAAGTTGATATGTCAGTGGTTTCATCAAAAATTAAAGAAATATTGGGGTAAAATAATGTTTGAAAAATGTATTGTAAAAGATAAGTTAGATAATTTAGAGAAAAAGTTAGATACTCTTGCTAAAAAAGAAGATGTTGAATCTTTAAGAAAAGAGTTTGAAGATTTTAGAGATGACTATTTGTTAAGTACTAATCAAAAATATCTTTTGAAGAAGATTAAAAGTTATATTTTACATAATTATGATAAAATAAAATTAAAATATACCAAAAATGAAGATAGTTATGTATCAGAAGAATGGGTATATAAAGATGATAATATTAGTATTATAAAATATATTTATAAATATCCAACTTTGTTTTATTGTAATTCTTTGACAATAGATTTTACTCCAAAAACTTATTTTAATAAAGGTGAAGAATATAATATTGAATTTAAAGGGAATGTATTAGAAGATAGATGTAGTGCCAAAGAAGTGTTTGATAAATTGGAAGAATATAAAAAAAGTGCTTGACAAAGCACTTTTTTAATGATATATATAAAAATATGATATATATTGTAAAACATAAAAATGAAAAAATATCTGGATATGGTTTTCCAGAAGATGATAAAGAACTCTTTTCAACAAAAGAGTTAATAATCATTAATATTATTGGTTTTATAATGTTATGTGTAATGTATTTGATAGGAATGAGTTAATGTCAGCAGTTTTTTTAGTAGGTGGAGCGGTTAGAGATATTTTATTGGGTAGAGAACCACATGATAAAGATTATGTGGTTGTTGGTTCATCTGTTGAAGAAATGCTTGCTAAAGGATTTAAGCAAGTTGGTAAGGATTTTCCAGTTTTTTTGGATGAAAATGGAGAAGAATATGCTCTTGCTCGTAAGGAAAGAAAAATTGGTGATAATCATACTGATTTTGAATTTGATTTTAATTCTAATGTAACTCTTGAAGAAGATTTGTTACGCAGAGATTTTACTTGTAATGCCATTGCTTTAAAGCATTTCAAAGAAGGATGGTCTAGTCCTATTTCTGATGAACCAATGCCAGAACAATATGTTTACTGTGATTATTTTGGTGGTCATAAAGATATTAGAAATAGAATTTTAAGAGCAGTTAGACCAGAAACTTTTGTTGAAGACCCTTTGAGAGTATTTCGTGCAGCAAGATTTACAGCACAACTTGATTTTGAAGTAGAACCTTTAACAAAGAGATTATGTTGGAAAATGGCACAAGAAGGTATGTTAAAGCATCTTTCTGCTGAAAGAGTTTGGAAAGAATTGGAAAAAGCATTACAACCAGGATATGCTTCTCATAAGTTTATGGAATTCTTATTAGAAATACATGCTTTAGAAGATTGGTTTCCAGAGTTCATTGATTTAGCAAATGCTAAAGAACAAAAGAAGTTTCACTGGTCTGAAAACTCATTCAAGCATACAATGATTGCTTTAAAGAGAGTTCAGGAGTGTTCAGCAAAAATTAAGTTTGCTGTTCTTTGCCATGATTTAGGTAAAGGAAATACTCCTGCTGATATTCTTCCAAAACATATTGGGCATGATTTAAGAGGATTGGATTTAATTGATTCATTATGTGATAGATTAAAAGTTCCTAATGAATATAGAGATTTTGCAAAAACATTTTGTAAAAATCATATGAGATGTCATAAGATGGGACAAATGAAATTATCTAAACAATATGATTTAGTTAAATGCTTATCTGATAATTTTAAAGATAGACGTTTATTAAATGATTTTTTGGATTGTGCTTATGCAGATACTTTTGGTGAAGAAGTTCCAAGTGAATTTAATGATGATTCAAAATTCTTTGGATTATGTGATAGAATGAGAAAAATCTTTGATATAATGCATGGAGTTAATTTAGATACTTTTGATAAAAAAACACAAGAAACTTTATCAAAACATTCGGGAAAAAAGTTTGGAGAAGTTTATGAATTTTTTAAAATAAAGTATCTTGAAGAAAAAATAAAAGAGGAGTCATAAGACTCCTCTTTTATTTTTAAATTATTTTTTAATTTAATGGTATGCAAATTAGGTACAAAAGTAATATTATTTCCTAAAACTAATATATTAATATATAAATAATTATGTTATTATTTATGATTTTTAATTAACTATTAATTAATATTTTTATTTTTGAATAATATTAATAGATAAATAATTATGTTAAATAAAAATTAGGATTGTATAATGGGATTGTATAAAGGTAATAATTTAATTGTACCGATTAAATTAGTTGGTGATGGATCATCTGCTAAAATAGATAATATTACAATTACAAAGGATTCACAAAATAAAATTCAAGCAGTAGGATTAATTAATCAAAATGATTCTAATGAAGCAACTAATCCATTAAAATTTTGGGAAGGTACTGAAGCTGAGTGGAATACAGGTGGATTTGTTACATATTATAAATGGTATAGAGGATTTGGGGAAATTTATATTTACACCAAAGAATCGCCGGATAATATATCGTTGGATTCAGTACTTTACAAAAAAAATTCAAGTACCGGACTTATGGAAATTGCAACAGAAGCGACAATGTATGATGTTTCTCAATATGGTACTATAATTGTAACAATCAATGGCAATCAAGTTGGTTTCGGAGACCCTCAACCTTCACAAGAAATAGCATCCATCGGTGAAGCTCATCCAGATTGGTTATGTAATATTGAGGATGTAGGTGTTAAAAAAGGTAATACATTAATTGGTGTAGAATATGTTAATTTTATAGGAACTAATGGAAGTTCAATAGGTGTTTCTGGTTTAGTTCCTGCTCCAACAATATCTGATGCTAATAAATTCCTTAATAGTAATGGAACTTGGCAATCAATAACTATTGATCAAGTATATGATCCTACATCTGGAAATGCTATATCAGGTGTAGCTATTAATAATGCAAAATTTCTAAAAAATAATAATAATAATGCATATGGATTAACTATTTTAGGTACAAGTAATTATGCAAATAGTGTTACTCTTGGTTATTCGTCATCAACAACAAATACTAATAGTGTATCAGTAGGTGCTTATTCTTCAGCAGGAAGAAATTCAGTAGCAATAGGATATTATGCAAGAGCATCATCTAATGGTTCTATTCAAATTGGATATGGAACAGGAACAGCAAATACATTTTCAGTTGGATTTTCTGGATATGATAATTATCAATTACTTGATGGAACAACTGGTAAAATACCTAATGCAAGAATTAATATAGATAATACACCGATAGAAAATTCAACAAACACCATTACATCAGGTGCTATTTATAATTCAATTGGAACAATAGAATCAGTATTAGATTCAATTATTGCACAAGGGGGTAATTAATGTCTATTACAAGCAAATTATCAACAATAAATAGTTCTTTACATGATATTAAATTAGCAATTTTATCAAAAGGACAATCTATATCAGGAAATATTACTACTTTTGCTAATGCAATTAGTAATATAAGTAGTGGAGAAATTAATAATACAAATATAACAATAACTCCTAGTACTTCTGAACAAAATTTTTTACCAACAAGTCCTTATACTGGTTTTGGTTATGTTACTGTAAATGCTGTAACAAATAGTATTGACCAAAATATAAGTCCAGAAAATATTAAAAAAGACATTAGTATATTAGGTGTCACAGGTGAATATGAAGGTAGTGGTACAAGTGACAAATATAATATGTTTGAAGTAATTAAAGATGATAATGATAATAATGTTGGTATAGTTGTTGGTTTTACATATGATACCAATGGTAATAAAGTAAATGCAATAGTTTATGTAGCAGATATTAGTGTAAGTTGGTCAGCTTCTTCTTCTACTAGTCCATCCATTAATACTTGGGATACATTAAGTTTTATAACAGAAACAGCAACAGACAGAACTACTACTATATTAACATATCAACCTAGATCAACTGTATCAAATTGTAGAAATTATACTGCTGTTATAGATGGTGTAACATATTATGGACAATTAGCTACTTATCCTCAATCATATATTATAGCTGGAGCATCAACAATAATAAATTCAATAATTGATAATTTGAATTATTATAATGGTAACACTGTATCTAGAAATAGTGTTCATATAAGTAGTAGTCAAAGATCAACTAGTCAAATTTGGTGTATTTTAGCACAAGGTAATACAGGAACTAGTAGTGGTTCAAGAGGATTTGTAGTATTTGAATTACCAATGTAAATTAAAATAGGATTATATAATGGCTTTAAATAGTGAAAATAATTTGAATGATGATATTACAATTATTAAAAATTCACAAGATGAATTACAAGCAGTAGGATTAATTAATCAAAATAATTCTAATGAAGCAACTAATCCATTAAAAATTTGGGAAGGTAGTGAATATGAATGGAGTACTGGTGGTGGAATTGAAACTTGGTGTAATTGGTTGTCAGATTTTCCAGAACAATTTGAAATAAGAAATGTTGATATAACATTAAGTAGAAATTTATGGTGTATAGCATATGGAAATGGTAAGTTTATATCTGTTTCAAGATATGGCGATGTTATGATATATGAAAATGGAAGTTGGAGTCAAGGAACTTCATTTAATGGTAATAATAATGTTCGTAATATTCAATATATAAATAATCAATTTTTAGTAGCTGGAAAAAATGGATTACTTTTTTCAACAACTGATGGGTACACTTGGACAGATTATAGTTCATCTACTGTAACACAAAATATAGCTTATAATGGTTTATATTATCTTCGTGTAACAAGTGATAATATAGGAACAATGTATTATTCAACAGATTTAAGAAATTGGTCAATGATAGAAGATAAAAAAATTCCAGTTAATTGTGTTAAAAGTAATTATGGTGAATATAATGGGAAAGGATATTTTGTATTTGCTGGAGAAGTAGGTTTATCTATTGCTATATCATCCTCTAATGCTCAAGATATAATACCAATATCATTAAATAATAGTCATTATTATATGGATATAGCATATAATGGTAATGGAGTCTTTTTATGTGTTGGAAACTCTAACAAAAATGGTTCTTCTACTAATGATACTTATATAGGATATATTGATGTTACAGGAGAAAGTCCAATATTTTCTGAAATATTACTTACAGAAAATGGTTCAATAAGAATGATAAATTCTATAAAATATTATGAAGGTATATATTATTTAGTTGGAAATGCATCAAATACTTGGACTCCTCCTAATGTATCTTCTACAATAGGATTATTAAAAGAATCTAAATTTAATGAATTTTTAAATGCTCCATCTGGTACACTATTAGAAAATTATATTGATTATATTCCAATATCTTCTGATACTTGGATTGATTTAAGTAAAGATCAATATGGAAATATAATAATTATAAATGCAAGAAGTTCTCAAATGCATTATGGAGCAGGATTTATTAAATCATATTATACATATGGAATGCCAAGATTTTATGATATTGTATATTCTTATCCTTATGAAGAAACAGAATTAAGAATTATATCAATTGAGACATATTTTATTACAGAAAGTATAACTAACTGGATGATTACATTATCTGATAATAATATATTTAAATATAATGAAGAAGGTAATATAATTTTTTCTCAATCTATTGGAGAAATACATCCTGATTGGTTATGTAGTATTGAAAATGTTGGAATTAAGAAAGGGGATACATTAATTGGTAAAGAATATTCAATATTTAATGGAACTAATGGAATAACTAGTGGAACAAGTGGTTTAGTTACTGCACCATCTAATTCTGATGCTAATAAATTCCTTAATAGTGATGGAACATGGAAAACTTTTGTGGTTGATCAGAATTATAATTCTTCATCAAATAATCCTCAATCATCTTATGGTATTTATAATGCAAAATTTTTAAAAAATAATAATCCAAATGATAATGGATTAACTATTTTGAGTGCAAGTACTTCTACTACATATGCTAATAGTGTTGTAATTGGATATTCAGCAGCAGGTGTTAGAAATTCAGTATCTGTTGGTAGTTATACTCTTACGAATCCAAATTCAGTAGCAATAGGATATTATGCAAGAGCATCATCTAATGGTTCTATTCAAATTGGTTATGGAACAGGAACAGCAAATACATTTTCAGTTGGATTTTCTGGATATGATAATTATCAATTACTTGATGGAACAACTGGTAAAATACCTAATGCAAGAATTAATATAGATAATACACCGATAGAAAATTCAACAAACACCATTACATCTTCATCAGTTTATAATATTATTGGTGACATTGATTCATTAATAGAAGAAATAAGTGAATTAAATGAGGGAGAAAATTAATTAATGACAATTGCAAGTAAATTATCAACAATAAACAATGCTTTATATGATATTAAATTTGCAATTTTATCAAACGGTCAATCTCCAAATGGTAATATTACTACTTATGCTAATGCAATTAGTAATATAAGTGGTGGTGGGAGTATTAATAGTAGAAAAAACTATAGCAAGATTTACAATACCAATTTTAAATAATAATTCATAAAATAAATTTTAACCCTATCATAAAAATATTGATGGGGTTAATTTTAATATATATTAAAATAATTTTATATAATTCTTAAACTCTTTTGTGAATAAATAATAATATAATGATTTTATAGAGGATGGAATAATGGCAAAAAACACTAAACAAATTGCTTTAATACAAAATAGACATGGAAAATTAAACGAATTACCAAAACAATTATCTACAGCAGAATTTGGATTTGCAGATGATACAAACCAATTATTTATTGGTAATGATGGTCATCCAACTTTAAAAGAAAGATTAGAAAGTAATACATTACCTTATGGTAATGTAGAAATATTTACAGAATTTTCCGATCATATGAGATTAATTAAATATTCTCCATTTATGAATGGAAATAGAATATATTATCCAGTTGGTTTACAAGGTTCTGTAAGAAATCCACAAATAAGTGTTGGATCAACAATTAGTTTGAATGGAGAGGTTTTAACTTTTAACAATGAAGGTGGAGCAATTATTCCTGGTGGAGATAGAGAAAAAACAACTCAACAAGGTGAATCTAATGAACCATATGATTATTTAGTATTAGAATATGTTTGGGAAAATGGTAAAGATTTAGATACTGATACAAGATTTTTAGATACATCTAGTAATTTGGGAAATCAAGCATTAGGATTTACATATAATGAATATGGATATAATGGTCCTAATGATGGTGAAGATTTTAAATCTAAACAAAGAGGTTTGCCATACGGATCTAATATAGGAACATCAGATATTTATTGGTCAGGTGATATAACAAAATCAGCACCTCCAGTATGTAAAGAATATATTTTAATTAATTTTAGAAATGTTATTTCTGATAATAATTTATCAGATACTATTAAAATACAATTATCAGGCTCTTGGTATTCAGATGAACATAGCAATGATGTTAAATTAAAATTAACTGCATATAAAAATGGTTCTATGTACATAAATGAAAATAAAGAGATTGTTAATAGTGGTGGTAGAATAGTTCAGATAAAAGATAAAGATGGTAATTTATGTAATAGTGTAGAATTTAATGTAGAAAATATTTCTGATATAACACATGAATATAAAACATTTGGTTATATAACAATTAATAAGAATACAAGAACAACTGTATTTAGTAATGTTGACCCAAATTCTTCACAAGAATTACCAGATGCTATTAATTTAGAAGAAGCAGTAAGACAAATTAATAATGCTGATGTAAATGTTGATGCTATAATTAGAGATAATTGTATTGAATTAAGAACAATTGAAGATGATTTGGTTATAGATAATAGTACAGCATTAGAATCATTGGGTTTAACATCAGATTCTTATCCAATTGTTATTTCATCATTACCAGTTACAAAAAGAACCTTACAAGAAGTTTTAGATGATAGATATTCTATTAAATCATTTGATGTATTGGGTGATGGTAAAACTAATGAAGAAGAAAAAATTAATAATGCATTAATTATATTATATAATTATGCTAAAAGTGATAGAAAAGAATTATTTTTCCCTGCTGATACATATATTGTTAATGAAAATCCTTTATTGCTAATGTCTAATACACATCTTAAAGGTGAAGGTATTGATAGAACAATTATTAAATCTTTTAATAATACTACATTGTTAATAACTGCTGATGATAATACAGTTAAAGCAGGTGATACATCATATTGTTCTAATGGTAATTATCCTAATAATATTTTATTGGAAGATATGACATTTGATGTTACACAAGCAAATTGTAGAGAATTATTATTGTTAGGTCATTGTAAAAATGTAACAATTAAAAATTGTAAATTTAAAGGTGGATCATCAATAGTTAATGTATTATTTGATTCTAATTTAGAAAATATTGTATTTAATAATGTTATATTTGAATCAGGTAATAAAGCAATTGTAGTTAATGGTAAATTAGATAATATGTTAATCACAAATTGTGAATTTAAAGATATTTCTAATCATACTATTGAATTAAATGGTAATGATAGTTTGATAAAAAATGTTATTATTGCTAATAATAAATTTACTAATTGTTCAAATGATTCTGAAGATAAAATAATAATTAAAGTAAATGAATATACAAAATATGTTAATGTTGTTAAATCATTAGTTGATGAAAATGTATTAAATGAAGAAAATGGATTTAGAGTATTAAATAGATTTGTTAATGAATTAGAATTATATGAAGATGATTATAATTATTGTGATTCACCTATAAAATCAACTGATACAAATAAATTCTTAAGATTTAATTTTTATCAAGATGTTTATGATTATGTTCAAGCATTGTTTGATAAGTATGGTCATTTAGCATTTGAAATCATTTCATCTGATACAAATGAACCAATAACAAATTATTTCAAATTAGAATTGGGTAAAGATAGTAATAATGATGTTTTATCATTAAATTCTACAAGTCAAACTGGTAATGTAGAAATTAATATAGGTGAATATGCTGATATGCATTTAGGTAAAACAACTGAAAATTATTTAGAATGGCAACCAAATTATCCATATAATGCTTTGGATATTGTTTATTATGAAAATAAATTATATAGATGTTTAGAAGGACATACTTCAACAGGAACATTTGATCCAACAAAATGGTCAGAAATTTCTGATACAGCAATTAATAATTGGGAACCAGAAAATTCTTATTCTGTAAATGATTTAGTAATTTATAATGATAAGATTTATAAATGTTTAGAAGGACATACTTCAGTAGAAGAATTTGATTCAATGAAATGGTTAGAAATTGGTAATGGTGCAACTTCAATAGTTTTCCATAAGGATATTGATGTTAATGATGAACCAATTAAAAATGGCACAAATAACAATATTGTTATACAATTAAAAAATAATTTAATAACAATTGATGATTCAAGATCTGATGAAGATAATTCTTATTCAAAGAGAGTTGGAAGTGATCCAAATGCATTGGCTACTGTTGGATATGTTGATCAAGCAGTTAATAATACTTTAAATAATGATTTTAGTACAGATGGTATTATTAATAAAGTTGGTAAAGAAGAATCAGCAGAAATAACATTATATGATTTTGATGAAAGTTTTGGTGATACAGTTTATTTGAAGAATGTTTCAGTAAATGTTAGACAAATGTTTATTCCAATTAGTGAACAAGTATCAGCAGAAGATATTACAAAATGTGCTTATTTAGATTGGGATAATAGAATTATTACTTCTGGTAATAAAAAATATGAAGAAGGTGATTGTGTATATTATAATAATAATTTTTATCAATGTAAAGCAGATTATACAACTGGATCAACATTTGATGCATCTAAATGGGATGTATTAGATTATACTCCTGAATATTATGAATTATATACTAATCAGAATTTTTATAATGTTGCTTGGTATAAAAGTGATGTAATAAAAATTGAAAGAGATATTTCTGATGATAGTAGTTCAGTAGCAAATTATGAAACAAAGTTTTATGTTTGTATGGAAAATCATATTGCTTCATATATAGATGATGATAGAGAAATCTGTTTTGAAAATGATTTACATAATGGTTGTTGGAAAGAATTAGTTATTGATATTCATGATGTTACAAGAGTCGTTGATGTAAGTGATTTTGAATATATTAAAGATAGTGAAAATACAAATTTTCTTCATTTAACTGATTATTTTGGAACAAATTTAAGAGTTAGATTACCTGAAATAAGAGAAATTATTAAGACAATACCTGATATTAAATATGTTGGTATTAAATCTATTGATAAAAATGGTGAAGAAGAAGATAAATGGTTATTTGATGTTAATGATGTAGATTTAAGATATAGAAACACAAATGGTTATGCATATCCATATTGGGAAGAATCTACAACATATGAAGTAGGTGATATTGTAACATTTAATTATAGTAATTATAAATGTTTATTTAGACATACTACAACTTCTACATCAACAGAAGATGATAAACGTCAATTAAGAATAGATTTACATAATGCAGTTTTTTGGAAAAAATTAAATGAATCTGGATTTAATTATACATATCATTTTGAAAAAGATCTATTAGTAAAATATGGTGATGATTTTGAAATAGAAGATTATATGTATAGACATAATTTTGCTTATCATACTTTAAAATTATGTTTATATGATGAAAATTGTGAATTAATTCAAGTATTAAATTATGATTCAGAAAAATATATGATAGAAAAATTATGGCAACCAAATGTATCATATTATATAGGTGATTATGTAAAATATAATAATAAAATTTATATTACTCAAACAACATTTGTTGCTGGTAATACATTTGAAACAACAAGAGGAACAACAGTTTTATTACAAGAAATTAGTAAAAAATCTTGGGTTGAAAATACTAATTATTATAAGTATCAATATATTATGAATGATGAGACCATGTATCAAGTATTAGATGATTATAAATCTTCTACTGATATTAATACTGATATTAATAATGGTAAATTAAAATTTGTTCCATATAAATATGTTCAAATTGGATCAAGTGGTGATTTAATTGTTGATATAGAATATATTAAAAGATAAAAAATGGTGGGATTTCCCACCATTTTTTATCTAAAACATTCTTTAAGTTTTTCTAAATATCTATCTATAAAAGTTTCCATATGAAAAATTTTAAATTCACAATCTTTATGATTATAAACATTGTAATTAATATTTTTTAAATCAAAATCTTTAATCTTATCTGACCAAACAACTGTATGCCATCCTTTATTATTAATTTTAAAACAAATCATTGGAAAATTCTTTTCCATATCAATACCTGATTCTTCAACTTGTTCAATCCATTCATTTAATTGAGCATAACCTTTTGGATCCATAAGCATATTAAAAGAAAAATCTTTATAAAATTTACATTCAACAGCACAATGAGGATATTCATCTGGTGGAACAATATCATTACTTAATGATTTTCCTTGTGTTTCTGAAAGTATTTTTAATCTTTTAGCATTAGAACGACCTGTGTAAGCACCACTATGAGGTGTACGGATCCAAGAACCCCCAAATACTTTAATTAAATATTTAACGAGTTCTCTCTCACCACCCGATCCTTTATTTTTACTCGTGTTAGTCATTTTAAATTCTCCCTTTTTATTATAACATTATTTATGATTATTTAATTTGATTATACCAATTCATAAATTCATTCATATTAAAAAATTCAATCCAATTAAGATTATTCTTTTTAGCAATTTCTCTTTTCAAAGGATCTCTTATAGTCCATGTTTTAATGGCATCAGAGAATTGTAATGAATTTTTAGATTCCCATAATTTAACAATTTCTTTTTGTTCATCTGTTTCGGTATAAGGTTCTTTTCCATGTGTAAAATATCCTTGATATTCAATGTATGTATCAATTTCTGGTATATAAAAATCACAATTAAATGGATATAATTCAGAACTATATTGCCTTATTGTATTAGGATATTTTTGAATTAATAAATTATATATCTCATCTTCTTGAATTGATTTTTTAAAAGAATTTTTTCTTCTTTTAGTATTAAAAATTTTTTGATTAATTTCTTTTTGAATTGTTTTCATATAATTTTTATGAGGAAGGTATTGAGAAATATTTTCACAATTATATCTTTCTTTTAAAGTTTTTATACATTTTTCTTTAACCTCATCACTTTGGAACGAATATTTAACACCAAAATGTTTTAAATTAGTTTCTTCTCTTTTTTGTAAAATTTCTGGAACATATGAAGGGTTGCTAACTCCATAATTTTTAATAAATGTATTTTTTAATTTATTTTTAATTGATGAAACAAACATTGGATTTGAAACACCATATTTTTTAATGAATAATTGTTCATTTTTTTCTTGTCTTTTCTTTAAATCTTTTTTAATATTAAAATATTTTAAACATCTTGTTATAAATTTTTTTGTAGATGATAATAATATTTTAATTTCATTTATACTTAAATTTAATGTGTTATAAAGATATTCAAAATCTTCTTTATAAGGTTTTTCATAATTATGAAATTTGCGTAATAAAGGTTCTTTAATATAATCTCTTTTAAATTGATAATCAGTAATTTCTATACCGAAATTTTCTTTAATATATGAATAAATATCATTAGACATGATAAACTCCTCATTAGTTTATTGTGTTTAGAATAGAGTAAATGTTCGTAGCATTTGCTCTATATGTTTATTTATCATTATTTATGATTAAAAATTTTTAAAAAACAATTCTAATAAATAATAATATAGAAAAAGAGTTTTAAAATGAATTTTGATAAAGAAATTAATAAGATATTAGAAAATGCTGGTGTTAAATTAAATGAAGATTTAACAAATGATTGGAAAGATGCTTTTGAGGATGAAGCAACTTTAATACCATCTTCTGAAGAATATCAAAGAGGTGCAGATGAATATTGGAGAACTTATTTACAACACAAAAAGAAAACAGAAGGTTTAACTCCTTCAGAAGAAGAAGAATTAGAAAAATTAGAAAAAGCATATAGAAGAAGTTTAAATTAAGATTATTTTATTCCTAATTCATATTCAGTTAGAACTTTAAAAGTAATATCTCTTTTTTTACAATATTTAATTGCTTGCGCCCATTTAAAAGCGTTTTTAGCAATTCTTAATCTATCATAACCATCTTTTGCTTCAGTTAATTTAGATTGTGCCATAGGTTTAATTTCTATAAGATATTTTTGTAATTTCTTTTGATTATCTAAATATTCAAAATAAAAATCTGGTATGTAAATACTCATTTTCCCTTTAATTGGATCTTTATATGGTATTGAAATGATTTCTGAACCCCAGCGGGTTACAATATCATTTGAATCTAACCAATCCATAAATTTTTGTTCCCAAGAACTTCTCCAAACAATTGGTTGAATATCTGCTACATCAGTTATATTCATACATTTAATTGGTCTTTTTGGGATAAAAAAACCTTGATGATATCTTCTATCATGTGGTTTTTGATGTGTTTTCATTTTTTCTTCAATTAACTGACAATAATAAGAGTATCTATTATTTACATAATCAGCATTAAAATTTCTGTTAGAATCTATTGCATCCATTTTTTTCTCATAAATAGTTGTATAATTTTATTTATAAGAGGATTTATGATGAATTTGTTTCTAAAACTTTTACCATATTTAATTATTTTAGCATTAGGATTTAGCATATATTTTGGGTTTAGACATTATGAATCAAAAATATCTCAATTAACTACTGACTATACTTGTGTGGTTAATGAAAATAATTCATTAAAAGAAGAAATTGCTTCTTTAAAAGAAATTAATAATATAACTACTGAACAATTACAAAATATTCAAAAACAAGTATATGAATCAGTAACATATGTAACAGATACATCTAATAAAATTGATTCATTAAAACTTGATGAAGATAAAGAAATATTAATTGGTAAAATAAATGCTTATGAAATATGCGTAGCAAAAAATTCAAGAGATCCTTCTATAAAATGTAAAATGGAGTTTGAGTAATGAAAAAATGGTTGTTTTTAATATTCTTTTTAATTGCTGGATGTGTTAAAACAGAAATCGTTTATAAAACGGTTTATCCAGATCTTCCTGTCATAGAACAACCAAATATCCTTACATTAAATGCTTGTAAATTCTCTATTCCAAAGAATGATGATAGCATTTTTATAGGATTTGATAAAGAAAATTATAAATGTTATCTCAAGAATCAAGAAATAAATCGTGAACAAAAACTTCTATATAAAAAAGTTATTGATGAAATGAATAATGAAAGAATTAAGTGGAAGGAATTAAATAAAAACTCTTGACAAATGTTAAAATATAGTTTATTATAGCATTAAATGAATGGAGTGGATTTATGTCTGATTATACTAAAAGATTTACAATATTAATTAAGAAAGATGGTTTTATTGAATCTGTTGTCAATGCTATTGGATCATATGATGAAGTAGAAAGTATGGCACATGATATTTTAGATGATGAAGGATATACATTTGATATTATTAAAGATCAAGATGTTTTTGATATTGTAGAGCATTTTGAAAATATTTTAGAAAAAATGAGTGGAGATGCTTATATACTTTGGAATAATTCAAGAAGTGCAAATAAATTTAAAGATGATTTTGAGGATTATGAGCAATGATTATTGCAGTAGATTTTGATGGAACAATTACATATAAAAATGCTTATCCTAATGTTGGTGAAATAAACCCAAGAGCAATTGAAGTATTAAAAAAACTTCAAGCAAAAGGTCATACATTATGTTTATGGACTTGTAGAGATTGGTATAATCATACTATAAATGATGCTATTGAAGCTTGTAAAGAGTGTGGTTTAGAATTTGATTATATTAATGAATCCCCATATAAAACATATTCCAGAAAAATTATTGCAGATTTATATATTGATGACGCTTGTTTAGGTGGAATTACTGATTGGGATAAAATTGAAGAATTATTTGATAGGGTAAAATAGTATGGAAATAGAATTAGTTAGTATTTACATAATATTTTGTCTTGAATTATTTAGAACAATCTTTTTTAATAAAAATAAAGGAATTAAAAATGATAAGAAATAGATTTATAGCATTTGGATTAGCATTATTATCTTTACCATTTTTATTTTTGGTATGGATTTTTATAGGTCTTATAATATTCATTATGCCTATTTTAGCATTTTTAAATCCAGAAATGCTATTTGATTTTAACAAATATGGTGTTTTTATTAAAAGTAAATATACAAAATAAATTTTATTATATAGGAGAAAATTATGGAATATTCAGATAAATTTGTTGTTATTGGTAGAGATGATGAAGGTCATATTGTAACAGTTGTTAATGTAGTTGGTGGTAATTATGGTGAAATAGAAAAAGCTGCTAATGAAACTGCTGAAAAAACACATTTAAAATATGAAATTATTCATGATAATACTTTATTTGATGTTGTATATCATTTTGAAACACAAAATCAAATTACTTTAGATAATATTAGATCATTATATAATCACACATTTTTGCTTAACAAAGCAATCATTGATGATGAAGCAGAAAAAACTGATAAAAATGAAGAAACATCAGAAACAAAGACAGAAAAAACAGTAGAAAAAGTTAATGAGTAATTTTATTAAAAAATTGATAAAATATTTTCATCCAGATAATTTAAAAACTGGTGATAATGATAAATTTATCACTTTAATGGAACAAATTGATAATAAGGATATTAGATTTTCATATAACTTATCTTTAAAAGAAGTTATTTATGGAAAAACAATAGTAATTGGCGATGAAGAATTTAAAATCAATTCTTTTGATCCAATTACTAAAAAATCTGGTTATAATTATTATACATCAAATGATGGAACTAAATTTTGTATAAAATTAGATTTTGATAAAAAAGATGAAGAACAAAATTTAGAATTAAAACAAATTAATGGTGTATGGTCATTAGTTAAAAATATTGAAATAAATGGATTTGATGCTATATTTGGTAATAGGGAAGTTACTTTTAAAATATATGATAATGAATATACATATGAAGTAGAACCATTTTCAATGATTAAAAATAATGATTATAGATTATTAAATGATAAATTAAATAATATGAGAATTTATATTAAATTTTCAATAAATTATTCAAGTAATGATAAGAATTTTATAGAAAAAATGAAAGAGATTTGTTATGGAAATGGATGTTTCTAAAAATAGTAAAGAATACTTTTTAGAATTATCTAAAAAAGCGTTCAAATATGCAAAAGATAATCATCATGGATTATTTTTAATTGAGCATATTCTTTATACATATCTTCAAGAAGAAGGTGTGAAGATGTTTTTTGAAGCAAATGATTATAATTATAAAGATCTCTTAAAAGATATTACAGAATTTCTACATAATTATCCATTATTGGATAGAAATGCTGATGAAACTAAAATTTCACCAGAAATAGAACTTTATACATATTTTTATTTAACATCTATTAGATGTAATAAAGAAATGGAAAATGTTAATCCAAGAATATTAAATTTCTTATTCACTATTTCTTCATTTTTGTTTATGGAAAATACTTACGCTGAAAGAATTTTAAATAAAAATGGTATTACATTTGATATTATTATAGAAATATATCAAAAATATAATGCAGAAAATATTATTGAAAAGAAATTAAAACCATTTATTGATGATATAATGGCAAATACACCTATTGGCGAAATGCAAAAAAATAAAAATGTTAGTCCAATAGAAAGATTCACAATAAATCTAACAGAAAAAGTTAAAAAAGATGATTGGATTAAAATTGTTGGCAGACAAGAAGAAATAGATTTACTTCAACAGATTATTTTAAGACATGATAAACCAAATGCTATTTTAGTTGGTAATCCAGGTATTGGTAAAACAAAAATTGTTGAAGGATTTGCTTATAATATTAGTAAAGAGCGTGAAGAAATAACTGTTTATCAATTGGATATGTTGGCATTTATGTCAAATATTATGGTTAAAGGTGAATTGGAAAATCGTGTTAAATCTTTAACAGAAGAATTGATTAAAATAGGTAATTGTATATTATATATTGATGAAATTCATAGTATTTGTTCAGAAGATGGACAAAATATGAATGTAGCAAATCTTTTAAAACCAATGCTTTCAGATAATAAATTAAAAGTTATTGGTTCAACAACATTTGAAGAATATAGAAAATATATTGAGAAAGATGAAGCATTTACAAGAAGATTTTATAAAATGGTTATTGAAGATCCAACTTATGAGGAAACAAGAAATATCATTGAGAAGATTAAACCATATTATGAAAAATATTTTGATATAGATTATACTGAAAATGCTGTTGATGAAATAATGAATCTAACAAATAAATTTATTTTTGATAAACATTATCCTGATAAAGCAATTGATATATTAGATATGACAGGTGCTTATTGTAAGCATAATACTATTAAAGTTGTTGAACCAAGTGATGTTCAAAAAGTTATTTCAAAAATGAGAAAAATTCCTTTGAGTAATATTTCTCAATCAGAGGAAGATATTTATAAGCATTTACAAGAAAGATTAAAGGAAAAAATCTTTGGACAAGATGAAGCGGTGGAAGCAGTTTCTAATGCGGTAATTATTTCAAGAAGCGGATTAAGAGAAACATCTAAAACAGCAGTTACATTAATGCTTAAAGGAGCAAGTGGTACTGGTAAAACAGAGATTTGTAAACAATTATCTGAAATCATGAGTATTCCATTAATAAGATTTGATATGTCAGAATATATGGAAGAACATACTGTATCAAAATTAATTGGTAGTCCTCCAGGTTATAAAGATTCTGGTAATGGTAAAGCAGGTAATGGTTTATTAATCAATGCTATTGATGAAAATCCTCATTGCGTTTTATTATTAGATGAAATAGAAAAAGCACATTCAAAAGTTCATAATCTTTTATTACAAGTTATGGATAATGGTAAATTAACATCATCTATGGGCAAGCAAGTTTCTTTTGAAAATGTATTTTTAATTATGACTTCTAATGTTGGTAGTTATAATGCTCATAAGCATAGTATTGGTTTTGGAAATGATGATGAAAGCGTTTCTGAAAGGGATTATGAACAATCCTTTTTACCAGAATTTAGAAATCGTATTGATCAAACCATTACATTTAAGAATCTTGATAATGATGTTATGAAAAAGATTTGTATTAAGTTTATGACGGAATTAGGTGATATGCTTAAAGAAAAGAAAATTAATTTTAGATTTGATATGGATATTGTTGATTATATTGTTAGAAAAGCATTAAAAGAAGATAATGGCGCAAGAGAAATGAAGCACATTATTACAAATGAAATTAAAAATGTTATTGCTAAAAATATTGTTTTTGGTGAATATAAAGATAAAAATAAGATAATGCTTTCATATAAAAATGATAAAATAGATTTCGCTTAAAATATTGAATATAAATCTGAATAAATAGATATATAATAATTTTATAGGATTTATATTATGGCAATAGTGTATGGTTATTCATATAATGTTAATGGTTCAAAAAATGGGATAAAAGATGATGATTTATCAGTTACTTCTGATAATATTGAACAAATGAAATCATCTAGTTCTATTAATACTAATGCTACTAATATTAATAATGTTAATAATACTGATCCTAAAAAAAATAATGGTACAGTTACATATAAAAATAAAGGTGCTTCAAGTAGTAAAATAGATGGATATGGTAACATTAGAGGTAGTGTAGATATTCTTCAAGGAGAAGCTGAAAAAGATACTAACAATAAATATAATTTTTTTGATTCACGAGATACATCACAAGTTGAAAATAGTAGTAATAATGATGAAAAAATAGAAGAAGCACAAAATGGTAGTGAATTACAAGTTCAGACAGAAATACCAACAGTTATTTCTGTTAAACCCATTGGCGAAATTAAATGGGATTCAGAAAAAACAAAGGATTATGATAGTGGTATTTTAAATAAAACATGGAATTATTTGAAAGAGAGTTCTTTAAATCCATTTAGTAAAAAAAGAACCAATTATCAAACAAATTATACATATAACAGAGTTTCATTAAATATTATGCCATTAACATGGAAAAATAATTCGTATATTGATAATGATATAGCAATTAATAGAATAAATTATTTATTAGGAAGTGATGACAATGGTTTATTAAAATCTAAACTTAAAAATTCTAATGGAATTATATTTCCATATACTCCTGAAATATCTATGAATTTTAATGTTGAATATGAAAATAGTAGTATTTTACATAGTAATTTAGCAATAAATATGTATAAAAATACTCCTCCATCAACAATTCAATTATCTGCGGATTTTACAGCAGATACACAAGAAAATGCTGAATATATGTATGCTGTTATAATATTTTTAAGAGCAATGACAAAAACAGATTTTGGTATTAAAGCAAAAGAGAGAGGATCTGCTGGTATGCCACCTCCTGTTCTATATTTAAATGGTTGGGGTAATTTATGTAATAATATTCCAGTTGTTATATCAAGTTTTGATACAAAATATGATAAAGAATCACAATATGTTTATGTTGAAAATTATGATGTTTGGTTGCCTATAAAAATGTCATTTACAATTACATTACCTATTCAACCTAATCTTGAGAAATATAAGAATCAATTTGATCTTAATGCTTATAAAAATAATACTTTACATACATTGAGTAATATTGATGAAAAATATAATTATGAAGTAATTTTTGGTAAAGAACCAGTAATAGAAATAAGAGATAATAATACTGCAGAGACAACAACAAGAACAAGACATGAAGTAAATGCATATAAAGATAAAGTAGAATATAGTAATGCTGGATGGACTTGGTAAAAAGGATTGAAAATGGATAATAATAGTTTTTATAAAAAGACAGAAGATGATGGTTTTTATTTAGGACTTTGGGAAGAAATCTCAATGCCCTATGATTCATCTGATTATTATATAGTAATACCTACAAAATATCATTTAAAACCAGGATCATTAGCATATGAATTATATGGTGATTCAAAATTATTATGGGTATTTTCTGTATATAATAGAGATACAATAAATGATATTTTATTTGATTTTACAGAAGGAAAAATTATTAGAGTTCCAACAAAAGAAAGATTAAGTAGATTATTATAAAGGGTTTACAAATGGCAAATTCAAAAATTTGGTATAATGACGATATTAAAAAAGGGATTGATGATTTACCGATATCATCAAATGTTTTAGAAGCATATGATAATGTAACATATAATGCTGCATTATATATATTTGATATGGAAACTGAAAAAAAAGTTGCTGAAGAATTTGCTAAAAATAGTAATTTTAATATTAAACAATATGATAAAGTTATTATTGCTCAAACAGGAGTAACAACAAAATATACAATAAGATCTTTTTCTTTAAATTCAGTTTTTGCTAATATTAATGATGAACCAAATATGAGATTTACAAAAATTTCTATGAAAATAGATGAAGTATTGGGTTGTAATTTTACTAATGCTTATAATTTTATTACAAAAATATTTGGATATGAAACATATTTTGCAGTTCCAATATGGTTTGAAATATGGTTTTCAGGATATGATCATTCAGGTAAACCTATTGAAAAAATCCCTTTACCAAATGGATATGATAGTATTATTATACCAGCTGTTTTTGGTGATATGAAAAGCGATATTAATCAAATGGGTACGGAATATAATGTTGAAATTGTACCAATGTATAAATCTATTATAAATAAGCAATATAATATTTTATCAGCAGAAAGTCCAATAAAATATAATATAGGAATAAAATTAAAAGATTTTATGAATTTACATGCTGAAAATATTTTTGACAAATTTATTGAATCATTTGAAGATGTTGCACAAAATAAAGAAAAAGTAAAAAATGAATATGGTGGTAATTATCAAAATTATATCAATATAATTTTAAAAGATGAAAATGGCAATGATTTTAAAGAAGATATTATACTTGAATCAAATATAGGTAATATTACTGATGAAAATGGTACATCAGAATATAAAACAAGTGTAACTGATACTTTTACAAATATTTGTCAAAAATTTTTATATCATAGTGTGAAACATAAGCATTATCATGTTCGTTATAAAATAGATTCAAATTATTTTAAATCTATGTATAATCGCCCATTATTTAAGCATACTATAACATTATCATTAATTCCTAATGAAATCATTAAAGAAACTATTAACGCATTTAAATCATCAACAGGTAAAAGTTTAAATTATAATATTAAAAATATTGAAAATACTAAAACAGAAGATTTTTATAAATCTGTTAAAAATAAAACTCTTTTGAAGAAATATCAATATGCATTTAGTGGAGAAGACACATCAATAATAGAAATTTCAAATAAACAAGAATTATTATATTATATTCCAGCAATTACTTCTGATATTGCTGTAAGTTTGAATAGTAATATTAAAAATGTTATTAAAGAAATGAAATTAAATATAGTAAATGAAAATACTTCATTATATTATCCAGAAAAAATTAATAGAGATATTTTATTAGAAGATTTTTATAGTGATTTAAAAGAGAAATATCAAGTTTTTTCAGAAATGCCAAGAATTATTAAATTTAATGATAATAAAGAAAATGAAGAATTAAAAAATAGTTCATCAGATGATGCAAAATATGATAAAGAAGCACTTATGTATATGACATTATATAAAAGATTTTATATGTCAGGTGGATTAAGTACAATAAATTTAACGATATATGGAGATCCTTATTGGATTGCTATTAATGGTGGTAATAATACTAATGATAAATCTAATGAGATGCCAGATGCTTTAAGATCAATGGATAATTTTAAATTTATTTTTACGTTGAAAACTTGCCCTGAACAAGCAAATGGCAATCCTTATGATTATACTTTTGAAAATTCAATGTATATATCTGGTATATATTTTGCAACAGAATGTACAAGTAATTTTGAAGATGGTAAATTTACACAAACATTGTCAGGTGTTATAGATAATTCTTTAATAAGAAGTGAGATATTAGATTTCTAAAGGATTAATTATGTCAAAATTGAATAGTAGATTAAAAAAGAGTGAATATAAACAAATTAAAAGAAGATATGATACCGGTAGAATTTATATGGCAGAAGTTATGGATACAAGAAATGTATCTAAATCTGGTGAAATATTAGTTCATGTTATTGGATCTGGATTAGACAAAAATGATTCAAGAAATTGGATAGTAGCAAATTATGCTTCAAATTTTTTTGGTACAACACCACACGATGTAAATAATTCTCCTAATTATGCATTAGATCCTAAAAGTTTTGGTGCTTGGTTCCCAATGCCTTGTATTGGTAATAATGTATTCATTTTTTTCCCTGTATCAACTGGTGAAAATACAAATGCTTTTTGGTTTGCTTGTCCAGTAAATCCTAATGCTAATTATATGGTTCCTGGTATTCCTTCAACATATGATGATAAATCAGATGAACATTGTCCATTATGTGAAAGAAATGATAAATCTTATTCAATGAGTGATAATAAAAAATTTAATCAAAATATTATTGAAGGACAAAAGAAACAAGCGGTTTATGAACCATTAGATGAAGCATTAAAAAGACAAGGATTAAATAAAGATGGTATAAGAGGATATTCAACTGCTGGTGCTAAAAGAGAATCTCCAAGTATGTGTTATGGTATTTTAACACCAATGGGTAATTCTTTTGTTATTGATGATGGTTGGACAGAAGATGATAATAAAACTATTTGGAAATTTAAAGGTAATGATGAAGATAAAATAACTGATGGTGATATAAATCAAGTAAGAAAATTAGTTGGTTCAGATGGTAAATGTCCTTGGCAAAGAACTTATGAAGAAGAACAAAAAGATAATTTTAAAAGAAAAAATGCTGGTTTTAGATTTAGAACAAGAAATGGTACTCAAATTCTTATAGCAGATGAGGGTACAATTTATATGATTAATGCTGATGGAACTTGTTGGGTAGAAATGACTAAAAATGGTTATTTAGAATGTTGGTCTGAAAAGGGTGTTTCTGTTGGTTCAGAAGGTGATATTAATTTACATACTATGGGAAATATCTATATAGAAGCTGGTGGAAAAATTGCTATGAAAAGTAGAGATATGAATATTGAAACAACTGGTGATATAGATATATATAATACAAAACATATTAATACAGAAGCAAGTATTTCAGCAACTGAATTATTAGCAGAAAATGGTAATATTTCAACGTTTGAATCATCTGGCGCACAAATTATGGGAACATTTACAGGAACACTTGATGGAACAGCATATTATGCAACTTATGCTGGTGCGGTTCCTGAATTACAACCTGCTGCATTAGTTTATGAACCAGATTTAATTAAACCACAAGAGCAACAGAAATATGAAGTAGATGGACAAGGTTATAATAAAGAAGATGTTCAAAAATATGGCGATGTTATTAATACTAAAATTCCTTCACAAGAACCTTATTATGGACATTGTAATTCAGTAGAATCAAATGAAATACAAGATAATATTTCTACTCCTATTCCTTCAACAAATAATAATTGTAAAGGTTGTAATAAATCTATTGGAACAAATCAGACTAATATAACTTCTAATAGTAATGTTACAAATCAAGTTTGTAAAAATCCTGCTGTTAATACGGTTAATAAAAAACCAATAGGTGAAAATATTCCTGAAATGCAATTATCAGCACATTTTACTTTAAGACAATTATGTTATTCAGATACTGCTAATAGAAATCATATTAAAAATGTTCCTACAGAAGAAGCGATAGAGAATTTAAAAATATTAGCAGAAAAAATTTTGGAACCTATTTATGAAGAATTTGACGGTAGAGTTCAAATAAATAGTGGTTATAGAGGACCACAAGTAAATGCTTTAGTAGGTAGTAAAAATACTTCTCAACATACTAAAGGTCAAGCAGTTGACGTAGAAGTTCCTGGTCTTAGTACTTGGGATTTATGCCAATGGATAAGAAATAATTCAGAAATGGATTTTGATCAATTGATATTAGAAAATTGTACTAATTTAAAATTAGATCCAAATTCTGGATGGGTTCATGTAAGTTATAATAAAGTTAAAAATAGAAGGGAAGAATTAACTATTAAAAATGGTAGATGCACATCTGGATTACATAGATAAAAGGGGATAAAAATATGTCATATACATTAAAAATTAGAAAACCAATAGTAAATTGTTTTGTAAGTATCCAACCTCAAAATATGGAGATAGCATCTAATCCAGTTTGGGATAAAGATATTGTATCAGTAACTTTATCAGAACCAGGAATTGTTGAAGTAAGCATTACAGCAGAAGATTATGAAGATTATGGTCAAACAATTAATCTTGATAGAGATTTATTTTTAACACCACAATTAAATAGATATGTTGGAATAGAAATTGTTCCTACTCCATCTGATGCAAAAGTTATTATAGAATATAATGGAAAACAATATAATCAAAGAACCCTTGATAAAATTATTGCTAATACAACTGTTTCTTATATTGTTTCTAGATTAAATAAAGAAACAGTTTCTGATTCAATAGTTTTAAATGAAAGTCAATGTATTAATGTAGTATTGGAAGATAAAATTGTTTCAGATGGTAATATAGGAAAATATGAAAGTGGATTAACTGATGAAATTTCTAGTATTAAATTAATTAGCGAAGAAGATTTTAATAATTTAAGTGATGATATGAAAGAAAGATATGTTCAATATGATCCTAAATTATCAAATTTTGTTGGTGTTAATTATACAAAAGCAATGACAGATGCTTTAACACAAATATATTTTATGTCACCAATTGCTAGTAAAATTTCTGCATTAACACAAGGTTCATTAGATAGTGCTAATTTTTATTTTATACAATTAATAAAACAACTTGGACCAATTGCTCAAGCAGCACAAAGTGTTGGTAATAAAATAAGAAGCATTCGTAAAGCTGCTGAAAAAGTTGGATTAGGACAATTAATAGATATTTTAACAACAGCATTCCAATTAATTGGAGGATTGGCAGGTATTGTTTATGCTCAAATAAATAATCCAGGTAATTTAATTAAACCATATGCGGAAGCATTTAAAGATATTGATATTGGAGAAATATTGAAAAATACTGTTGGACAAACAATTCCTCAATTACAATATGCTATTGATGCTATGCAAGGAAAACCAATACCAGATACTGATATTAAAGCAGAAATAATGAATGAACTTAATTATGTAATGGAAGTTTCTGGTGTTACAGAAGAATGTATGTATGCTTTATCTGAATTACAAAAATTATTTTTCTTTGCAGAAGATATAGAAGAATCCATTAAGTATCTTTTATTAATTATTTCAACAATGGGAACTGGTTGGGCAATGGGTGATATTGTTGAATTGATAGAAAAATTAGGGATAGATTATGAAACGATTAGACATAATTTTAAAGATAATAAAATGTCTAAATCAATAAAATTTACAAAACAAAATGTTGATAAAAGTTTAACAAAAGAAAAGAAATATATTGATAAGCAAGATTTAAATTATTTAAATGAGATTAATAAAAAGAATAATGAGCAAGAAGAAGAATATTTAAATGGTTATAAAGATGCTTTGGAAAATGCTTCAAAAGGTGAAACAGAAGAACAAATGAAAGCAAGAATCAATAAGTATATTTCTGAATTAGAACAATTAGGAAAAGATTATTCTATGTATGTTAATGGTTATAAAAGTGGTTGGAAAATTGGTTCAACAATTTATAATAATTATATAGAAAATTTAAATACAGAAGAACAAAGAACTTCTTATCAAAATGGTTATAATGATGGATATACATATAGTAAAAATGTTAGAGACTTTGCTTATAATTATTTAAATATCGGAACTATTTATGGTTTTGTAGATATTGATAATCACATTCATGATTATAATGACACTCCTATTGGAAAAATTAATGAAAATAATGAAGTAATCAGTTTCCCTGATGAAGAAAATATTGGTAGTTATGATGAAAAGAATAACAGAATAACAATTAATAATATTGAATATGTTATTCAAAATAATATAATTGTATTACCAGTAGAATCACCTACAATAACGGAAGATAATATTATTTCTTGTATAGAATTTTTATATAAATATATGCTTACAATGATTGAAAGAAGTGTTCCAGGTAATGGTAATATTAATCCATATTATTCAAGAGGTTGGAAAGATGGATATAATGATAGAAATAATGAAAATCAAGCAGTTTCAAATTCTGTAATAGAAAATAATAATGGTAATATAGATGGTTATAATAAAGCTGCTAATGATGTTCAAATAGATGATTATGAAGAATCAGGACAACAAAAACAAGGTTTAAGAAATTATTTAAAAACATTATCTTCACAATATTATAAACAGGGTGTAGTTTATGGATATAATGATTATCAATCTAAATATAATTCCGGATATAGTCAAGGATTTTATACATATAGTAATGAACCAGGATCAATGACAAGACAAGAATTTTTAATTCAATTATGTGATAATTATGGATTGGATTATGATGAACAAATTATTAAAGGAGATAATGAAAAAGATCCAGTATTTAGAGGTGCTTCAGAAGGTTGGGATGATTGTGGAAGTAATATAGAAAATCCTAATTGGAGAAATTCTTACTACGATTCTTTTTAAAACTTATTGACAAAATAATTTTTTAATGGTATAATTATCCATATAATTAAATGAGGTTATTATGGAAAAAACTTATATTTTAATAGATGCTTATAATATGTTTTATAGAGCAATGTATGGTGTTGCTAATACAGAAAGAGATTTAAAAAATAATATGATGCTTCATCTTATGTTTTATATGATTAAGAAAGCATGTGATAAATTTAAACCCAATCATTTGATATTTGCATTAGATGGTAATGGAACTTGGAGAAAATCTTTATATCCATTATATAAAATGAATCGTCAAGACAAATATCAAAATATGACTCCAACAGAAATTGAAACTTATGAATCATTAAAAAATACTTTTGAAAATGATTTTATTCCATTTATTAAAGAAAAAACAAATATTTCTGTAATCGGTTTTGATAATGCAGAAGCAGATGATATTATAAGCAGATTTGTAAAACTTCATCCAAATGATTTAAATGTAATTATTTCATCAGATAATGACTATGTTCAATTACTTTCTGATAATGTATTGATTTATAATACTATGGATGATAGAGTTATCACAAAAGAAGGTATTATAGACGAAAAAAATAAGTTATTAAAGTTTACTTTAAAAGATGGTAAAATAACAATTTCTAAAACTGATCCTTATGTTGGTAAAAATGATACTCCAACTCCTATGAAAGATTGGATTGATTATGCTTTGTTTATGAAATGTGTTAGGGGTGATAAATCAGATAATATTTTTAGTGCATATCCAAGAGTTAGAGAAAAATCCACTACAAAAAGTATTGGAATTGAAGATGCTTTTAATGATAGAAATGATAAAGGATATAATTGGCAATCTTTTATGAATGCTACTTGGAAAACTCCATTAGGGGAAACAAAAATTGTAAAGGAATGCTATGAATTAAATAAGAAAATCATTGATTTAAATGAGATTCCAGAAGATTTGAAGATAGATTTAGATAAACATATTAAAGAGGTTTTAAGTAAAGAACCTGTTGGAAATGTTTCTATGAATCTTGTTAGATATCTTCAAGAACATCAATTAGTAAGACTTGGTGAAATTATTGGAACATTCTCTCAATACTTTGTTATATAGATAAATAACTATATAAAATAAGGTATTAAATAATATGAAAGTTAAAAAGATTTTAAATGAAAGATTAGTAAATTCATCTTGGTTACAAGATGTATCTTATTATGGCAGACATAATTCATATTATCCTGGTGAAGAAATAATTACTTTTAGAGTAAAAAATAATCCTAAAACATATATTGTTAGAGGTTGCACAAGACAAGACTATTTAGATTGGATTAATGCAAAAAGTAAAGGAAAATTTTATCATTTAATAAAGAAGAAATTTAATAGAAATTGGTATTTAACAAATCCATTCAGACCAATTTCTGGAATTAAAGTTAGACCAACAAAAATGATTTAATATTTGATAAATAGATTATATAATATTTTGAATAAAAAGGATTATTAATGTCTATTCAAATAAATAATTTTAATATTAAAGATGTTTATGTAAATGGTTATTATATAAAAGAAATATATAATGGTAATCAATTGGTATATCAAAGATTTCAAGGAGTTCCTATTGATGTAACAGATTATGAATATACATTAGATAATAAAGGTAATCTTGTATTAACAAAATATATAGGTTCTTCACCAGAAAAAGTTAATCCAAATATTTAAAAATAATTTTTTAACCATTTGTAAAAATGGTTAATTTATTATATAAATAATTTTATCTTGGTGAGGTAAAGTTATTATGAATTTTTTAGAATTATACCCTTTTATTACATTAATTTATGATAAACGTTATGAATTTCAATATCCTGTTGTTATTGATTTAATTTCAAAGCACTATATTTCATTTTATAATCTTAATAAAATGGATACAATTAGCAGACATAATTTATTAGATATTGCTAGTTCTTGGTATAAAAAGAATACAAAGATTCCTTTGTCATTATATTATAAAGAAGAAGTATATCCATATTCTAAATTCTTGGAATATATTGAAAATAAAGATTATGAAATAATTAAAGGTTTTCAAGGGATTAACCTTAAAAACCTTTCAGAGAAAAGAATTAAGAGAAAAATGATTAGGATTGAATAATACTCATATATCGTTTTTTAAATTCTATTGCACCAGGTTCTGATGCTAATTCTTCATCACTTTTAGATAGATAGTTATCAAAAACATATTCTAAATACCATTTTATTTCTTTTTCTTGATTAGGAACTTTTTCTTTGGTATATCCATCCATAACATTTGGAATACAAACTTCTGTAACTGATTTCCCATTTTCAAATTCATAATCATTTACTTGAATTTTTAATGGTTCTTTAAATTTAACAAACTTATCTTTATATTTAATTCTTTTATATGTGAATACTGTCATTAATTTTCTTCCAATGTATTTAAACAACTAACAATACTTAAAGCATATGCAATAGAATGTGATTTTTTAAATTGAAATCCATTATCTTCTTTTAACCATATCTTATCTTCAATACTTTTCCAACCATTTTCAACAACTTTATCAATAAGATATTTTTTGCCTGGTCTAATAATAGCAATAAACATTGCCAATTCTTCAACAGATGATACTAATGGTAATTTTAATAGTAATTCACTATAATTATTAATATGTGGTAATTGTTTTACTATTAAAGGGTTTCTTAAAAGATTCCAATCAGGTTCTTTATTAACTGAATCTTCTACTCTTTTTCTCGTAGAAAACTTATCATAAATCGTATTGTGTAATAGATCGATTTTAAAAAATCCAAATTCTTCTTCAGCACGTTTATAATCAATACTTGCTAACCCCGTTATTTTATCTTGTGGTATATTACAAAAATATACTCCAACATTATGAGGAAAAATTCCAACATTATTTATTTTAGATGCAGGAATATGTTGCAACTTATTAAGAATATCATTTCTGGTATTCTCTGATAAATCTACATCTAAATCTGCAATATTATAAGTCATTAACGTAATTCTTCCCATTCTTTTTGTGTTAATCTTCTACAATGTTCATAGGTATCATCACCAACAGCAATATATTCAATTGGTTCTGCACCTTTTATTCCAGTTAATCTTGCATAATGAGGTAAATCTGATTCTTTATTCCAAAAAATACATAATTTACCAATATCTTTTGAAGTTGCTTCTTTAATAGGTCTATAAATAATTGTTTCATCATGCCAATTAATATTAAAAAGATTTTGTGGAATAAATGAACCATCATTTGCTAACCAACTAATACCTGCATTTAAATTATATGAATTAGATAAATCTACTTTACTAATTTTATCAATTCTATCTGGAAGAATATCAAATAATTCTTCCAAATCTTTATCAGAATGTACATCAAAAACCCTTTGTGTCATTTTTACCAACCTTTCCATAAATGTAATATTGTAGCAATAATTGCCAATATAAATGATAATATAATTGATGTTAAAATAATCATTTGAAAAGATATTTCTAACCTCTCAAAAAGTATTTTAATCTTTTAAGTTCATCACTATCACAATCAACATTATGTTCCCAATTATATTCAATAGCATTAAGATATTTTACTGAAATATTACCATACTTTAATGCCAAAAACAATCTATTTGGGGAAATTGTACTAATTGTTAAATTATGTTTTTCTAGCCAACTAATACTTCTATTAACAGCATGAGATTTATCTTCATAATATAACCAATTATAAAGGAAATTAATTAAATGTTCTTCTTCACACCATTTATTAATAGAAATTTTATTAGCAAACAAGTATGTTAAGAAATCAATTTTACCAAATACTTCCATTGCTTGTTCATATTCAGTAAATTTTTTAACTTTTGAGAAAATTCTATCATTTGCCATAAACAATTGCTTATTATCTTGGTTATAATATTTCTTTTGATATAAGAATCCACAAATTAAATTCATATTAGCAAATAAATCAGGGTCTTCTGTAAGCATATCATAATTTTTTCTCTTTTCACAAGTTTCTACATGCTTTCTACAACCCTTTTCTGTTTTATAAGATTTTTGACAATATGGGCATACATATATAGTATCATTCATGTGGATCATTCTCCTCTAAATATTTTAAACATTTTTGCCAATCTTCATAACAAGAATCTAATCTTGGATCAGTTCTATCCAAATATTCTTTAATATCTCTTTTGATAATATCAGCATTATTTTTACAAATATCTTCTTCCCAATGTTCTTCTAATGCTATAATAACATCATTTACAGCATATGTCTGTCTGCCTAAAGCATATCTTAAAGCATAGACAATCATATCTTCATCAACTTCTACTTTAAAAACCATTTTATATCACTTTCAATAAATTATTTTAATATATTTTATAACATAAAGTTCAAATTGTCAATATTTTTTTAAATATATTAAAATAAATGATAATAAAAACATACAAAATAGGAAATATAATAAAATTCCTACCATAATTTTATATCCCAAATATTAACTATAATAACTATTGCTAAAATTATTAACGCAAGATTCATCATTATACAATCTCCCAATCTGTTGCTGTTAAATCTTCTTCTGAAAAACAATATATCCAATTATAATTATATACTATACTACCAAAATAATCTATTGTCAATACTAAATTATTATTCCAAGAAGTTCTTCTCATACCTCTGGTTCTATTTCTTTTAAATAATTCATAACATTCTTTAAATTGCATTTAATGCTCTCTCTACTGAAGAATATTTAGCAATCCATTTTAAATTTTGTAATATCCAAGTATCTTTATAAGGTTCTTCAAAAACACCTTCTTTATTACGAAGATAACACATCATACCATTTTTAGTTAGTTTTCTTTTATAAATCACTATTTTTTGATGATTACCATCTTCATAAACATTTCCTTCAACTGGATATTCCCAAAAATTATACATCTTTTTCCTTTCAAAAAAGTTCCATAAATTTCTTTATGGAACTAATATAACACTTTTTTAAAATATTGTCAAGTAATATTTTTAAGATAATGGAATACAAATTACTGGGCAGACACCATATCCTAAATCAACAGGCTTATATCCGTCACCTGCATCACCATCATAAAAAATACTCCAAGAACGTTCAGAATCCTTTTCAGTAGATGACCAAGACCCATTAGCACCAAATTTAAATTCACTCATTGATCTACTACTATATTCACTTACTGTTGGATCATATTGATCTAATACATTTTTATTATTATATAATAATTGTAATTCAATTAAGTTAGGTAATACTGAATAATATGTTGTTCCATTTATTGTAACAGTACAAGCATTTCTAGCAAAATTAAATGCAGGATAATCAGTTGGAGTATATGTACTTAAAATTAAATCAGTATTATATTTACCAGAATGATTATCCTCTAAAGCTTCTGTTGAATCATCATTATTTTGTAATACTGAATCTGATGTATATTCACTCCATTTCATTCCAGAACCTGCTCTATATGCAGCATCTACAACTGCTAAAACATAGTCATTTCCTTCATGATCTTGTAAAACACCTACAACAGTAGCTTTATTATCAATTCTTGATCCTAAAGTCGTTGGTATAGAAGGTGTTGGAGTAGGTGCTGATCCGGTAGCACCTGCAAATAAATCTGGTGCAAAAGCACTACTATTTCCTAAAATTAACATAATAAAAATCCTCTTGTTAAATATTATCTATATCATATTTATCCAAATATGATATAATATAGTAAGGTTTTATATTATGGTTTTAACAAAAAATCCTCTTAAATAAGAGGATTTTTAAAAATTATTCTGAAATTGTTTCTTCTTTTATTTCATTGTAATTGTCTTGGGTGTCACCATCATGTAACCATACAGAATTACCGACATTTTCATTATCGGATTTTCTGATAAGGTTAAATCCGTCATCTGTGTTCAAAATATCCATTGTTTCAAGGATTTCAGCACCCTCTGGCACTTGTCCGCCAACATAAACAATTCCATTATATTTGTATTTGTAACATTGTGTAATAAACATATTTATTCTCCTTATTCTGTTGCAGGCAAATCAAAAGCACATACCACATAACCACTCGTGCCACCAAACAACGGATAACCTTGTAAACCTTGAATTGTTGATTCCATATTGCTTGGGAAATGCAATGTGTGAGTTACAGTTGAACCTGTGTTTATCATCATTTGATTAAATTGATTTTTATAAGAACCAAAACTTGAGGTAGTTAATGCCCTGAAATATATATCAGTTAACGCTGTACAACCTCGTAAAGCACTAGAAAGAGCGTTATTACCCGATACTGTAGTCAATGACGATAAATCAACGCTTGTTAATTTTTTGCAATTATCGAAAGCACCAGAAAGAGCGCCATTACCCGACATTGTAGTCAATAACGATAAATTTATACTTGTTAAACTTGTGCAATTTTGGAAAGCATTCTGAAGACCACTAGTACCTGATATTGTAGTTAATGATGATAAATCTACACTTGTTAATCCTTTGCAATTTTGGAAAGCAGCATGAAGACCATCAGCACCCGACACTATAGTTAATAATGATAAATCTACACTCGTTAAATTTGAGCAATCAGAGAAAGCATGAGAAAGTCCACCTCTACCTGACACTGTAGTCAATGACGATAAATTTATACTTGTTAATGCTGTGCAATCATAGAAAGCATAATTAAGAGCGTTATTACCTGACACTTTAGTTAACGATAATAAATCAACGCTTGTTAAACTTGTGCAATTTTGGAAAGCATAATAAAGTCCATTACTACCTACATCAGTTGCATTACTTGGTAAACTAAACGTAAAGTTTTCTGTTGGCATTTGATACACACCATTTTTAACTTCACGAGGTATGCCGATTTCCTTAATTAATTGTGTGGGAGACACTAAATTATTTCCTAAAAATAAACCCATTATAATTTCTCCTTAAAATAATATATATAACTATATTTATTGAATATAGTTATAAATTATAAGGATTTTAAAATAGTTTTATTTTCTAACTAATTCTAAACCTTTTTTGATAGCATTAGTTACTCTCAAACGATTTTCTACAGTATCGTTTAAGTTTTCTTTTATTGCCATATAGGAGTGCTTTCCAATTTTTACGGTAAGTTTTCTTCTATTAATCCAATTTGGTTTATGTGGGTCATTTAACATTGAAGAAACCACATAATGTTTTAAAGCAAATTGTTTAGCAAGTTTTTGATGCTCATCATTTGTATATAATTTAAGAGCAAGATCCTGACTATGCTTCCAAGATTCTTTTTCTTTAGGAGCATTTATTTTATTACCATTTGTCCAACAAAACTGATATTTATCAAATATAATACCACACATGTTTTGTTCGTTGGTTCTTAAAGTCAAAGGATAATCACTACTATTATGTCTATTAAATACTACATAAGTTGCAGCGATTTGATCTTCTACAGAAGAACCACGAACTTCATTATAAATATTGAGTGCCAAGCACAAAACATTATTTTTGTCGTTAACCTTCAACTTCTTAATATCAGGAGCAATTAAACTTTCTTTTTCAAGTTGGTTTAATATTGCAATCTCTTTTTCAGATTGTTGTGCCAATGATTCCTTTACATTGTTTGTCTTTTCTACTTTCACTATATTATGCTTCAAAGGAATATATGGAGCATCAATTTCAATAGGAGTACAAGCAACCATTAAAGAAACCACAACAATCCTAATAAGTTTCAATATCTTCATTAACACCTTTTTAAGTTGTTGTAAAAATTATTTATATAAATTTAACATATTTTTTATTTCTTGTCAAGTTTTAAATTAAAAAGTGATAAATAATGTTATAAATGCTTGGAATATAGGAAATATAATGGAAAATTCAATTAATTTTTTTCATAATGAAAATAAAATTTTATCATCAAATGATAATATATTTTATGTAAAAGGTGATGAAAATTGGGAAAAAGTAGAGAATAAAAATGTATATAAAGGAACAACTGTACCATTAAATACACTTGGTGATGATGGAGATTATTATATTAAATATGATGAAATATATAATTTATTAAATTCATCAGAAATTTTTAATAAAAATGGTTGGGTTGCTAATAATGTTTCATTTATGAATGTAAATAAAATATTTCCTTATAGTGAATGTAAAAAAATAATTCCAAGTAAAAATAATACTACACATGATATTTCTTATAAAGTATTATCAAATAATACAGGTAAATATTGGTGTTTCAGTTTATATATTTCACCACAAGAATATAATTATGTTAGATTAGAGATTTCTAATTATAGTGAATCTTTTGGGATAAGAACAACATTTAGTAGAGAATTGATTAATAAAAGATATGTATTGAATAAAGAACTTGAAATAATTGGTAATCGTATAAGTGGTGATTTTGATAATAATGATATTTTATATGATATAGAAGATGTTGGAGATAATTTTTATAGAATTTATGTTTCTTGTAAATTTAATATTACAACAGATATACAATTTAAGTTTTCTTTGTTAAAAAATGATAATGGTGTTATTAAAGATAAGTATGCCAATGATTCAACTACAAAAGGTTTATTTATTAATGCTGCTCAATTAACTAATACGAATACACCTACGGAATATATTGTTACATCAGGATACCCTTTTTCATATTATAAATTTAATTCAATATATTTAAAAGATATTGATTGGAATGCTTTATTAGGAAATTCAGTATATTATAAAGATGAAGATCCAGAAGATTCATTTGGAATACCTGGTGATTTATATTTTCATAATCCTATTATTAAACTTGGTGAAATAGTAAGATTTGGTGAAAATCATTCATATTATGGTTGGAAGAAAAATGATAATATAAAATATTATACATATAATGAATATCCAGCAAAAAATGATTCATTATACAAATTTGTTGATGGAAAAATTATTGAAGTTGGTAAGGTAACTTCTATTACAAGAGGTAATCCAACAATCATAGTAGTAAATTCAGAAGAATATGAAAAATATGATATTTATAATGATAGATTAATTAAAGAACCAGGTGTAGTTTTCTGGAATAAAAATAATGAAACATATGGTTATATAAATAGTGAGGGAAAAGTATGTAATTTATTATATACTAATGATTCATTATATAATTTTAAGTTAATAAATGATGCTATAACTTATTCAACAAATTTATTTTCAGAAACTTGGGACACACATTATACAACTCAATTAAAACAATTTCAATTTGGTTTTAATTCTGGTGGTCATGGTAATTTTTGGGATTATAATAGTTTAAGAAAATATTATTGAATAAATAATATTATAAATAATTTAACAAAAGGAATTTAATTATGATAATTTTAGGCGAAGAAAGTGCTTTTGCACCAAATTTATTTATTCCAACAAATTCAAGTCCTACTCCTCCAGGACCAACACCTTCTATTCCAACAACTTTAGGATCAAGAATTGATAATAAAGCAACAGTAGTTGGTGTATTACAAGATAATGAAGGTAATGACTATGTATTAGCTGTTGTAGATGCTGCATATAGAAGTAATTTACCAATGAGTTGGGGTCAAATAAATGTAAATACTCCATTAGTAGATGATGAATATGGAGAAATGATAGATCATCATACAGGTAAATATAATACTGATTTAATTTTAAGTACATATAATGCAACAGATTATCCTGCATTTAATTTTGCAAGAAATGCTTGTACAGTTACAATTGGATCAAATACCTATTATTCAGTATTACCTAGTTTAACTGAATTAAATTTAATATATGAAAATAAAGATTCATTAGATCAATATGATACAACTGCTTCATCTTATCCTTATAGAAGATTAGATTATAGATTTAGTTATTGGGCATCAACAGAAGGAGATGATGAATTAGCTTGGGGTTTTAATCCATATGGTACATGTGGTCATGATAAGAATACTGATTATGCTAATGATGTTTGTCCAGTAATTTGTATTCCATTATCATAAAAATATTATATAAATATTAAAGAGGAGTTATTTAACTCCTCTTTTTTAATTTCTGAATAAAATTTCTTCAATATGTCCTTGTTGATAATTTCTATCAATAATTACTTTAATTCTTGCCCATAAGCAATTCGTTTCAGTTTCTGATAAAACATAAGTAGCTTCAGAAGTTTCATCATCCCAAGATTCTTTATCAAATTCTATTTCATCTAAATCTGCCCAATCATTATCTTGTTGAGGTGTTGATTCTAATGAACCTTGTAAAATTATTTTTCCAATAAATTTATCTTTAACGGTAATAGAAGCAGTTTTTGATGTAGATAATGTTGTATCTAATCTTGAAG